AGATTTTCCAGCGCCTTGCAACGCCATGATCAGCAGTAATGGAAAATAACCACTGACTAGGAGCAGAAGAGCGCATTCTGCCAGATCTAGAGTATTCTGAAGCCCCCGATAAACACCCATTGCAGAAACCCTGCTCTAATTCTACGGAAACATGAAAGTGTCCCGTAAAAACAAAGTCTACCACGATATTCTCAGTTGCAAAATCCTGAATTATCCTCTGCATCCCTCTGGCAATCGTCGCTGCTGGACCGATCATCCCCATGCCGCCTCTGGACCCAATCCTATCCCCATGTGTAAACAGGCAGTTCCAGCCATTTATATTAATTAATGCGTCTCCTGACGCTGGGGCCGAAACCGTGATTCTTTTCTCAGCTTTACATGCGAACCAACTTTCGAGCATCCAGGCGACGAGAGTGTCATACGAATTGACGACAAATCCTTTTGATTCTGGTTTTTTAGTAAGCCTTGAGTGATTCCCTGGCACTGAAACGACCCGAATCTCGCAATCAAAGGATTTGAGAAGGAGCTCAAGCCCAGATATGAGGTGCGCTGTAAGCTCTCGGACAGCGGAAACAGCAAGTAAATCATTAGATCTTTCCAGCTCCTGGTGAATTTCTCCTGAAATTAAATCGCCACCAAGAATAACATAAATTACTCCAGGAGGTGGCCCAGACCAATGTGTTGTTCCCATTTTAACAACTGATTGGAAAAGGCGCTCTAATCTATTCGCACATATTTTTTTGTTAAAAGAATTTCTACCGCCCATTTGATCAAAATCAATAACTTCACCCATATGCACATCGCTTATGAATAAAACCATTGCTTCTTTTCTATCTTTTGTTTTTACATCTTTTGACGGCTTCCAACTTTTCGGCTCAATAGGCTTAGCTGCTAAATTGAATACAGTCTCTCTAAGAACTTCTTCTTTTATACTCGTTCGTTCAGCCTTGGCCGCCCTTGTCTCAGCCATTGCCAGTTTGTCTTTAAGACGACGGACAACAATGTGGTCGGCGTCTTCTTCTTTTTGTTCTTTAAATATTTTCCAGTTTGGCTCAAGATCATATTCTTTTTTCATCTCTGCCAGTTTGCGAGCGATAACTGACCTATGAACTCCCATCTGCTTTGAAACAGTTGCCGACGCCAGTCTCTCATGGCTTTTACATTTATGGCCGTCCGGGTAGTCACCGTCCTGGAGGGCATTTTCTATCAATAATAAGATTTCTTCAGCCTCTGATCTTGATATCATAACTATTCCTTGCAATAGTAGGCCGTAACCCATATAGACGTTATTTATTATCGTTTTGTGTCAATGGGTTATGTATTTTACATTTAATATCGAAATAACTCAAGAGGATTAGAATGATCACGGCAGATCAAAAAGACAAGATAATTGAAATGTGGGAGCAAGGAATGTCTGGTTCTCAAATTGGTGATAATCTTAATCTTACGCGAAACTCCGTTATTGGTTTTGTTAATAGGCTAAAGCGCAGTGGTCATGTATTTAAGAGAGACGAAAAGGATCAACATAAGAAAAGAGTTATTGAAGAAAGGAAAATAAGAGAAGAAAAATTTGCGCAAAAAAATAAAGAGATTATTTCAACAACACCGCCAAAAAATATTCCAGTTGAAAAAATACCTGTTTTGCCGACGCGTTTTGGTGGAATTGAGCTTGTAGATTTAAAGAGAACGTCATGCAGATTTATAATATCAGGAGAAGATTCTGTAACGAGATATTGTGGCGACGAACAAAATAGGGGTGCTTACTGCGAGTATCATTATAAAATATGCTATTATCCTGCTCGTGGGAATTTAGAAAAATTAGTTTCGTCTCATTCAAGATAGTTAATAGATTTCTGTTCCAATAGCTTCATACGCAAGTCTACCTAATTTGAATGAATAAATAACGATGGAGGCGATAATGAACGCCTTCATCATTTTTAAGATAAACTCAAAGTGGTCTGGGTGCATCATGTATTCACCGTTAGGTGCATCAAAGATTCACTGTTAAGTGCATCAAAGATTCACTGTTAAGTGCATCATGTTTTTATGCAATACAGGACACCGTAATTCTTTGGCTTAGTTTCTGTCCCGCCAGTTGTTGAGGTGTTGACGGAGATGCCAGTAACCGCACTGTATGTGGTAATGTTATATTGTAATGTTCCAGAACCGGAACCATAAGAAAACGCAGTGCCAGTTGTGCTACCTATACTCACTAAGCCGCCACCGCCCAAAGAGTAATGATTGTGGCTGGGGTCTGTAATTGTATGGTTATGGTTTAAATATGTGTCTGCGTTATATGTTCCGATAGCGGGTCCTGTTGCGCCGGAAGAAGCGCCCGTCGTATTAGTTCCAGTTCCTCGAAGGAATGTTCCTCTTAAATCTGGCACATTAAATGCGGCGCCCGAACCACCCCAAGTGTATCCAATAGAAAAGAATAGCGCGGGATATGCTGCGGACGAATAAGAAGTTCCGTCACATGCAAGCCACCCACTAGGAGCTAATTGTCCACCAAATGCCTGAATCATGCCGGACGGGACGGTATTGTCTATTAAAGCGAGATTTGTTCCATCACTATAAACATTAAACAGTCCGTAACGGCCTTGAAGGCTAACGATTGCGCCAGACCCGCCAGTTGTGAGTGTAATGTAATAATTGCTTGCGCCGCCGTAACAAAAATTACTTATAGCCCAAATACCGCCAACACCTGCAGGGAATACGACGTTAACATTTGTTAAAAGTGTTCCAGTAAAAGATATGATTGCACTTTGAATTTGTGCTGTTGAAAGCGTAACATTTGAACTGCTCAAACTTACGGATGCTCTACTACCAAGACAGTTATCAATAATAGTGAAGTTTGAATTTAGTGGAGAGTTCCAGCCAGTATCGCCAAGAGCTGGCTCTGCAAGGTTTTTATTTGTTGTATAGGTGCTAGACATCGTTATTCCCTATATATGATTATTTGCAACTTTTAACGCAGTTGCCACGCGCTCGTCTGGTTGATTGAGTATAGCTTTTGTTTGTTTGCTAATTTTGGTTCGTGCAGCATCGACGGCGCTAATTAAAGCCTTAGCCGTCATGCCGTGTTTTACAGTTCCGCCCGTCGCACGATGAATGCGACCACCCTTAGCCCTATTAATTTGATCATTAGAGCTATCAAAATATGGACGCTCCTCTTCTACAATTTCTTCTTTTTTAGGAACTGCCTTTGTTAACTCACTTGGCATCAATGCCATTGAGGGGAGCCCACCACCAGGAGCAGTCATACGTCCAAGGCCATAACTGGCCGCGCCCATTGCTCTGGGAGACGAAGAAACAACATTAAGTGCTGCGGTTACGGGATCAATAGCAGGGAAAGCCCCAGCGTGAGGCGTTAAAGAAAGAGCGGCACCTATTTTACCAGTTATCCCCGTTGGGACAATTGGATGTAGCAAGTGACCAGCGATCATATTACCGATTTCTGGGTCAACTTCCTTCAGCTCATTAAGTAAACTAGCCTTGCTGCCGTCTGCCTGTTTCTGAGCCAATAACAGCTTACGCAATGTTGTATCAACAGACGCGTTTGGATTAAGTGACAACGTCGACTTTAATTGCTTTAGGGTGTCGCTGGCGTCAGAATATTGACCCATCGCCGTTTGGTAATTAGGGTCATGCTCTACAAGAGTATCCTTAATTGTATTGTATATTTTCGTCCCCAAAGCCTCGGCTGGGCTACCTGGGTTTGCGGTTGATCGTATATCGCCTACAAGCTGTTTAAGTTTATCGACGCCTTCAACGCCGTGATATGAAGTGCCTTGACGAATTGCAGCCAAATCAGTTGGCGTATTTTGCCAATCGTTAATTTCCTTTTTTAGATTGTCGAGCATTGCCTTTGCTTCGGGACGATAAACCCTTGACCCGTGCATGACATCTTTTTCAGCCTCAGCCAATGCCTTGTTGATATTGCTATAATCTATAGGCTGCTGATTGGCCGCCCATCCTTCTTTACTTTCTAAATAGTCAGAGCGTCTTTTATCTCTTAATGCGTTGGTTGCTTCATGCGCGGCATCAACTATTTCAGATGGCTCTGCTTTACCAGTTAATTGAGCAAAGAATGGCTTGCTCCCTTCTTGCCCAGCCTTAAAAGCTGTCCTCATTGTCTCTGGTGATACACCAGTTTTTATAGCAAGGGGATATGTGGCGGCTTTTTGAGCAGCAGAAATAACTGGTGTCGCTGCACGAGCGGCAACATTTATAGGGCTAATAGCTCTGCCGGCTGCAGATACAACTTCACCTGTGCGGCCAACAACACCTGGGACCCTTGCTAGGGCGCCGCCGCCACCTCCTAATATAGTGGAGACGTCTGCCATAACGCCGACAGGGTCTTCGGCAAGGGCGCGCTTAAAGCCTTCTTCAGACCCATAACGGTTGACATAAAAATCTTTAATTGCATTAACGACAGCTTCGTTTTTGGCTTTCTTTTCTTCCTCTTGCGGCATCCCTAAAGCGCCAGCAGCTTTAGAAGCTAGGCCGCCAACTAGCTCTTTGCCAGTTTCGTATGTTTGTATTGGATGCAAAAATGGCTCTACAAAACCCCTTGCCGCGGCAGCACCGCTTTCTGGCAAATGTTTTACGGCCTCTGCAGGAACGTCCCGCCATGAAAGGGGTTTGCGCTCTTCAACTTTTGGTTCTTCAACTATTGGTGTTGGAGCTTCTTTTAAAAGTGGGTTCTCAACAGCTGAAGTTTCCTCTTCTCCAAAACTTGGAGATTGTTGAGAGCGTCTTAAAAGAGGGTTTGAGCTGTCCATTTTCCCCTCTTTTATCTTTGTGGAGCAAAATAACGATACATATCTTTTGGCGCGTCCTTACCATACCAAGTTTGTATCGCTTCTTCTATGTGTTCTGGCGTAACGCCGTGGCCTGACATCATCATTTTTAGTTCTTGAGCGTGATGCAGCATTAAGTCTTTTATTATCTTAGATTCCATTTGATAACGACTTGCAGATTTCTCTGTAAAATCGTCAGCGGCTTCGTTTAAAAACCCATTACTGTCTTTTGCATAAAGCTTTTTATGAGCATCACGATCAAGGGCTCTTTGCTGCAATGTCATAAGTTGAGACGTTAGTTCAGCGCCTGCTCTTGGGTCCATAGACAAATTAGGTATTGCATTTTTCATTGTCTCCAGCGCGGCAAAAGCATGTTGATTGCCCATCCTTGCGCGTTCTGAAGACAATAAAGTTGAAATTTTATTGACTATGTCTTGGTCTCTTTTCAATGTTCCAAGATCACCCTCTCCACCCAGAGAGTGATATAAGGTATTTGCGGCGCTAACTAACTCCGCTCTAATCTCACTCTTGAATCCAGGCTCATTCATGCCGTGCTTGGTATATGAGTCTGCCAAAGTTGTAGAAAGTTCTTTTAAATATGGAGCGTTTTCTCTGGCTCCTTGAGCCTCATTACGAACCATATTGTTATATTCTTCACTATTCTTTTTAGCCAATTCAGCTTGAGGCCCAGCGTTTAATCCTACCGCCTGCTCTCTTTTCGCTCTTTCTCGTGAAGATTGGTCGTAAATAACGCCTGGCGTTGATGGAATAATTTCTTTCTTGGCTTCAGTTGGTGTAAGAGGTTTTTTTTCATCTGTAGGGGTCGTCCCCGCACCAGACGGCATAAGAACCTCTGCGGCTCGCTTTTCTGCATCTGCAGGCAATGCGCCAAGCAGAGGAACTCTTTCGCCTCGTTGGACACGTTCTTGGAACTCACTAGCCAACATTGGGGCACCATTTGCCAAGAAGACGACGCGCCCATATGGCGTATCTTTAATTGACGCCAAATAATTTTCTATTTCACTTTTACGAGTTTCAACGCCTATTCTTGCTGTCTCAGCGCCAACTTTTCCGACTTCTGCGGCTCGTTTTAGAGCCTCTTGAGCCTGAACCTTAGCTTCCTCACGCAGTTTTTGGGC